TGCTCGCCTTGGCGAGTCAATGACTGTAGCAACGGGCTTTGCTCGATCCGAGAGATTGCGGACTCTTGTTCTGATGCTCCACGAAGGCCAATCAACGCCTGCTGACCCTGAAGGGCTGGCTGTCCAGCGGCCACATAAGGCTCAAGTAGGCGACGCAGCTCGTCGAATTGACGAGCCTGCTCTGCAATCCCAGCGTCTGCTGCCTGCGCCTGCTGCCTAGAAGCCTTTTCCGCCGACTTCGACTGAAGAACGCTTCCCCCAAGCAATGCAGCTCCAACCCCAAGAATTTGACCCCACATTTTTATTCCTTAAGATATTTCCTGCCCGCTTATCCGCAAAGTCAATGCAGTAGCGGCGCTGGCAGTGGTAGAAATAAAATCTCCTGGCTGCAAAATATGTCCAACAAGTTCTGGGCAAAGATATGTTTCGTCCGGCTGCACAGACTTGGTGTCTATAACCAGATTGGAAGCGCTTGCACTTCCGCCATTTGCGACAAGGTTTACAGAAAACGTCCTGGGTGCTGTGTCCGTGTTAGTTACGGTTGCTTTTGTGATAATGGCTCGGGTTCCGTTCGGAGCCGCGTATTGCGTCGTTTGCGCAGTCGCAAGCTGCAATGGCGGGACCAAAACTTTAAGCAGTACGGCCATGTTTGCCTCAGTTATTTACTCTATCAACAGTCAAAATGACAGACGGAATTGCAGGAACAGGAGCCGCAGCAGCAATTGCAGTCAATTGTACTGCAACATCACTTGCGGACCACATAAGCTCAAAGTAGTCCCGCGCTTTGAAGTTGTAAAAAAAGTTCCACGCCGCAACCAGTTCTCCATCTGAACTTTTCAGGCGCACCTGGGAAGCTGTATTTGCAACGTTCACTCCGTTAACGCGCAACCAGATAAACGCTAAATGGTTGCCTCCGGAAGTGTTGTCCAATTGGGCAGAAAATTGAATGTTATACACGCCCTCAGTGTCGATCTCGACTTCACTTGTAGACGGGCTGCGCAACCTTACTCCCGACGAAATGTCGGTATTGTTGTACGTCATCGCATATGCCGTGTTGATTACAGCGGCATTTTGCGTAACGGAACTAAAGAACGACCCGTAGCGCGCCGGTTTTGCCGGAACCTCTGGCGGGCGCAAAACAGCCAGCTCAACCATGTCTTTAAGACTGGCGGCGGATTGCGCGGCCTCTTGGGCTAACGCTTGAGCAGAGGCAATGCTTGCTTCAGAGTTATCGACAACGATCGTCGTTACGCTGTTTACTTGCTTGAACAGAGCCTCAAAAGCTTTGATGGCCTCGTGGTCTTCAAGAAACTTTGCAAGCTGATCTCTTGTTAGGCCAATAGCCATTTACGCTGCCAAAGGCTCTAAACGAGCATTGAAGTTAGACACAGAAATATGCGCGCTTGAGTTTCCACGAACTCGCTGAATCCGCCAATTCTTCATGAATCCCTGTTGCCACCACACAAGGCGCTTTAGTGCGTTCCCAGTTGTTCCGACAGAAATATACTTGTCTTGACTCCAAGACTGTCCGTCAATGCTGTATGACGTGCTTATCTGCGGATTCGTGCCTAGCTCTACGCGTCCAGTTAGCGCCACAAGTTCTATCTCGTGGAAGATGCCGCCCATGCCGTTATTGTAGAAAATGGGCGCGGAAAACTCCCACCGAACGATGCTTCCCCAGTGGTGTCCGATCTCGTTGTTAAAGTAACCGATCCTAGAATCTTGCGGATCGCCAACAATCCACTTGCCATAGCAATACACCATGTTTTGAGCGCGGTATTGCTCAAACCCGTCAACGGTGCTTGTTAGCACGAACCATACACGCTGCTGCAAAGCCTCGCTAGACGTGTGGTCGTAAACAAGAGTTTTGTTAGGCAGATGCACATACAATAGTTTGTGCGCTCGGTACAGGCGATATTCAATCTTTACCGCTTCCAATTCGTCTTCGGAATACTCAGACAGCAGAGTGTCTATCTCTGCCGTGGCAATTTGCGTTGCAGTGGCGTTAGAAGCAACGTAAATGCTGTTTGCTTCGTTACGACCCGACCCAACAAACGCCAATTGTTCATCAAAAACGCATACGGCATGCGTTCCGACGGCCCCTTTCTGAATCTGCGCGCCATCAATTCGCGCAAACGGGAAAAACTCTCCGCCGACGTTATCGAACACCTCAATGGTGTGCCTGTTAACAGCGTAAACCTCGTTTCGAAGCCGCAACACTGCTACTACAGGGTCAGGGTCCGCTTCGGCTGATCCATACTTCAGGGGATTCACAGACAACGGGTCTCCAATTTCAGTAACAACAAGATTGGTTCCGTCCGTGGTCATCCAGTATCCGTCAATCCAAAGAATGTCATTAACTGGCCCCAGGTCTGGGTCGGTGTTTTGCGTCAGCGTACTTGTTATTGAATTCCAAAAAAACAAATTCCCTCCGCTTGCAATGCCGAGCAGGTCGAAGGAATAGTCCATAGTGACGTAACCAGAGCCGCCAACAGAACCTAGCGTTGTTACAGTGCCATTTTCAGCCACAGAGACAAGGCTAGTACCCATAACCCGGTAGCACACGCCTTGCCATTCAATGCAGCCACGGTCGATGCCGGGGCCAGTGCCAAGTTGTGTAATGCCGTCGTGCGGGCGCAGGTAATACTCGGACATTCCGGAACCGCGAGGAACCGGCATCATGTTTACAGGATAAGCGGCACGAATGTCTGGCCCGTTATCCGTGTAAATTCCTGAGACAATAGGGACTGGCGTCACCATTTCGTCCTATCTGCCCACCAGGCGGCGCTCATCTTGCCTTTGGAAATGTTTGATGCATGCCGCGCCTTGAACGACTTCCTGCGCGCCCGATCCGCGTCGGACTCACCTTCTTTTGCCGGAGAGCCGCTAACGCCTTGTTGACCAAACCGGATGGTTTTTACTTTGTCACCAACCTTTGCCACAACAACATGCGACTTAGTAGGGTGAGAAGGGGTCTTCTTGGGTTTGTTGTATCCCGCAACGCCTGCGCGCTCAAGACGAGAATCTTTTTTCATGCGATCCTGTACCAAGAATTAGTAGCCTGATAGAACCTCATGCGCGCAAACCCTCCGGCGGATAGCGTTGTCGGGGCTCCAAATGCGTTTGCTGCGCCGTTCAGGGATACCGTAAGCGACGTAATGGTTTGCGTGGAAGTAAGCAGAACCTCGGTACCATCAGGCGTGCTCGTGTTAAGGGGCAGCACAATGGTCCCGGTTGCCAACGTGGAAACGGGCTGCAAAAGCATCCACTGTTGCTCAGAAACAGGGGTTGGAACCGCAATCGAAAACCCGGTAGACGGCACAAACAGGTTAACCGCCATCGTCGGAGCGGCGAACTGCTGCTGGAAGTACGACAGCAATGCAGATACCGGAACCCTTCGAGCATCGCCATTCTGGATGCTATATACCGGAAACTGGTCTCCAGAAGAAACCGTCGAAAGCAACGCAAGCTGGTTGATCTGAGACATTTAGAACTCCAAAGGTCCATCAGGACCAACGGTTACCGGGTCTGCGGGCGGAAGAAGGAACGGGTTGTTGTAACGCCAAGGCTTGTTTCCAGCCCCGGCGGGCATATTCTTCGGAAACTGCATCGCGCCAACCGTAATAAACCTTGCCTGCAAAGCGTCGTAAGCGCCCTTTGCAGTAGACATCGTTATCGGGCTAATTTGCTTGCCAAACGATGGAGCAAGTTTAATTGCAAGATTAGCAATAATTGCCTCGTTCGCAGCGTCAGGAACGCCTGTCTCTGTGTCTAAGTCCGTGTCTTGTGGAGACAGCGGCAATGGAAATCCAATCCTGATACCTCTGGCGTTCCACGTTGCCATCATTGCGTCTAGGCGACGAGAAGCGGACTCCATCATCTGCGGAGTTATGTCAAACGTGTACGCCGCCATGCCCATTTCTTCGAAAGCGGCCTCTACGAATTGACGGCGCGTGTAACTCATCAGATTCCAGCCTCGCCGGGTTCAATGCGAAGGCTAGGCGTTCCAGCCGCCGCAATGTACGCAACTCGATCATGTTCCTGATCTTTCTGGATCACCCTTTCTTGGCCCGGGCGCAGCATCAAGTCAGACGTGGTTGCAACGGTCGATCCGTTGATGCCGGTTCGAACGTGAATAGTGTTCGTCGTGTCTAGGTTCATCAAGCGGACGCACTTGTTACCCCTGCCGATAACGCTAGACGCGCTAGTGGTAGACGTGGATACAGTCAGGCCAGCGCCATACGCGGGAGAAAACGGACCAGAAATCATTTTTGCTCCTTAGATGCCTCGTTGACTGCGGCGAGCAATGTTTCGTTGCTCCATCGCTTATCTACCTTTAGGCCGACTTTTTCGGCCTGCTGCAACATTTCTTCGCGCGTGGGCGGCTTGTTGTCCTTGTTGCCCAAAAAGTCGTCTACAGCTTCTTTCAGGGTCATGTGCCACCCGTTTTTCAGGGCGGCACTCAAATCAGATTCATCTACAACATCAAGCGTTCCGTAAGTCGTTTTTGGAGGTCCAAAGTGAGGACCGGGGCACTTGTAAACAAACGTCGGGAATTCCATCGACACCTCGTGGTTCATTTCTTCTTGGGGGCCTTCATGGGCTTCCCTGCCCTCATTGCGGCAGTGCGCGCGGTGTTCAGTGCAATAGCCACAGCCTGCTTTTGTGGTTTGCCAGCCTTTACCTCTTTCGAGATATTCGAGGAAATGCTCTTCTTGCTGTAACCCTTTTTGAGCGGCATGATATTCCCTTAAAAAAGGGCGGACAGCTTGTGACTGCCCGCCCTTGTCACGTTACGCAATACGGTAAGTAACGAACGTGTCCGCAGCGGTCTTGCGAGTGCGGAATCGAGCTACGTTACCAGACGCAGCGCCGGTTGCCATCGAGCCAACAACAGTGTGACCAGAGGCGTTTTGCACTACCGTAAGAGCAAACGCAGCCAGCGTCATAAGAGTCCAGTCAATCGAGTCATTAACCAAAAACTCTGAAGCCAGGTCCATTGCGGCTCCGGTGGGCAAAGTGATGTTTCGGCTTGTCGTCGGCGTTGCCGTAACAAGACCAGACAAAAGATCGGCTGGCGCAAATACCATCGAGCCGCCGTCGGCAATAACAGTAGGCGTCACTTGCACCTGAATGTTAGTGCGGCCTTGCGTCACGACAGGCGCAGTTCCAACTTCCCAAAACACAGGAACGGCAGAAACAGACTCAACAACAATCGTCGCGCCAGACGCATACGGACCAAAAACAGTCTGGCCGTTCGTAACAGTGCCAATCAGGGTAGTAACGTCAGGATAGTTGGGAAACCCAATAGTGCGGCTAACCTGCGCTTGACCTTGGGTAAACACCGCGATCGATTCGGCCGCCGGAACGATGACAGTAGAACGGCCGTTGGGGGCAAGAAAATTGCTCATGGTTACTGCTCCTTATGTTAAGGCCGGAGGGTCTTCCCCCGGCCTTTGTCACAATTACGGCTGGCTGAACATAACAATGCCGGACATTTCAGGCTGCTTGTTGACCACACCCCACAGCGTATCCACACGATACTTGGTCTTCAAGGTGTCAATGGAGTACTGCTTGGTCATCACCAGTTCGATGCCCTGGTCCGTCGAAGCACGCATAACAGCCGCGCCAGCGTCGCTGGGAACCGCATAGCGGCCCGGAAGAATCTCGATGGCATCCTTTTGCCAGAATGGATTCATGAAGCCAGCAGCGGTGTTCAGCCAAGTAATAGCAGCAGTGCCAGACGTGACCGGGATGGTGCAGTTTTGATACTGGAGTTCTGCATCCGTGCCACCCTGCGCGGAGATGATCGGAGGAGTAATCACCAAGGTCGTTGCGGACGGAGTAGCAATCACCCGGAACGTCTTGAGAACGCCGGTGGATTGCTTCGTGATGGCATGAACTTCAAACACGTTGCCGATGGTGAACGAATCGCCAACCGCCACGTTGGTATACGAAGACGTGGTAATGGTCTGGAAACGGTTGTCAACGTTTGACGTTTCGCCGGTCGATGCAACGGAGGTTGCCCGAGGGGTGAAGAAGTTGCCGCCGCCAACAAGGGTGGACATAGTTACAGAGCCGCCGCCAGCAGCAGCGGCCTTGCGTACACCGTAGTCCATCTTGTACGTTTCAAACGAGGCCAGCTTGCCTACAAACGCCTCACGCAAAGCCTTGTCCGAAATGTCGTTGCCGAACGAACGGGTAGCCGTCGCAAGATTCGACGCCATGCCATTGTAGTCGCGGGTAGACAAGAAAAGCTTGCGGTCTTCAAACTGAACGCCCTTCTCGTTCATCCGGGCTTCGCATTCCGCAATGTCATCAAACCCGCTGGCAGCGGCGGTACGCTTGACAAAAAGAGAGCCTTGCAGGGCGGCAACGTTCATCACGCTGACGTTGATGTCAGACGCCAGCTTCTGCTTGGCAGAATCTCCAAGACGCCCCTCTTGCAAAGCATCGCGCAATTCGGTCGCCGTCATTACCCACGGCACAGAACGCGAAAAACCAATCGTCGCAGGAACGGACAACTGAGTGTAGTCGTCAAAGTTAGACGACATATCAGTGCCAGCGTAAGACGTTGCAATGTAAGGCTGAGGGCGCCAAATAACGTTATTGGTGCGCTCCATCATAGACTGGTCAGTCCTGTATACGGCAACGTTCTTAGACAGGACCAACGCATCCTGAAAGCCTTCCAGGATATTTTCGAAACTGACGCGTTCTTCTTTGCTGAATGAGTTAGCCATAATGGGCTCCAATGGTGAGTGAACATTAACATCCTGTTAACTCAACCGCTCGGAGCCCGGTTGGCCGCTCATTGCACTGCCATTTATTGGCTGGCGAGACCAATTTGACTATACCACAAAATACATTATGTCAACCAGCTTTTTGCCTCAATTGGTTCTTGTACCTTATTACTTTTGTCATGTCCCCGGTTTTTGCGGCCTCTTCTCGAAGGCGTTCGAGCGTTGCGTCGCTTCCTCCGGCAACTGACAAAACCCCAACAGGGGCGCGAGTTTCTGGCGCGGGAGGCTTTCGAGTGGTTACTTTCAAGTCTTTTGTCTCCATTTTAACGATGGCAGCGCAGAACTTTACGGGGTCAGTAATTGCAGCAAGTTCTTTTGCTTTCTTGGGGTTCTTGCCAATAGCATAAACAACCATTGCAGGGTTATCTGCTGCTGAAATAATAACCCCTTGCTGGATTACCGAAAAATTTTCTTGAACAATTGCTTCAGCCTCTTCGTAATCGTTAACCTTGAGCGATTCTTTCTTTTTTGCGTAAAAATCAAGTTTTTCATGCCAGCTTCGTTGCGTTTCTTCCGCTTGCCGTTCAGCTTCGCGTTTAATGTTTTCGTATTGTTCTTTTTGTTTGTACCACCCTTCTAAGGCCGCTTCGTAGCGTTCCGTATCGTAATCAAACTCGTCAAGCTTGGGTTTTTGTCCAGGTGCTTGAATTGCTGGAGTGGACTTTTGTTCTCGCAATTCATACTCGCGCACTTTCCTTTGCAACTCTCGATGCTGCTTGCGCAAATCCCGAACCCATTCCGGGGCTCGTTCTTCTTGAACAGGCTCATCGCCAATCGTGACCTCAATTTCTTGAGGAGTCTCAGCAGGCTCTTTGGACTCCACAACTTCAGTAGCACCGGCTACAGACTCTACAACTTCTTGCGGCTCTTGTTCAGAGACTTCAACCTGTTCTTGTGCTGCTTCGAGTTCTTCCACCTTTCCTCCTAAAATTGAGTGGTTTCTACAATACCGCTGGCTTTGGTGCTAACGGGGCGCCCAAAAGAGTCTTTCAGAACTTTTCTTGATTTTCCCTGAACGCCAACATTTGGCGCTTGAACACTGTTTGTAAACAATGAACTTCCAGTAATCCTTGGATTGAATTGCGTCCAACCTATCAAGTCTTTTTCGGTCGGCAATGCGCTTTGTTGGCGCCCAGCAAGTTCAATGTTGGGGTTTCTGCCAAGCATTTGGGTTTTTACTGCTTGCAGCGGATCGGGTCCAACGGCATTTACAAGAGAATTGTCAAACGAGTTCCAGTAATTCTGCATGGAATCAGGCAAAGTTGCTTCCATTGCGAACGCTTTCGGAAGCGGATAAGACTCTGGAGTCTCTGAAATCTCTATTTCTTGTAATTCAGGAAACGGCCCTGGTTGAATGTTGGGCTCGTCTGGAACAATCGTTACCCTTCGTTTGGCAGAAGGGGCCATAATGTTCAAATTTTCTAAAATTCTGTTTGCAATCATATTTATTAAAAGCTTGCGAAATTCATCTAGCCCGCTGCTGTCCATTGGGTTTGCAGTGCTGTCCATTGGGTTTGCAGCAGAAGCAGCTAATCCTTGTCTCAAGTCCATGATGGTCCCTCAGTGTAGTCTAAAAATAGAAAGAATTATCTGTTTTTCTAGCTCTTCTACAGCAGACATTGCATAGAATACATCTTCGTCATCTTTCAGAATTCGCTTAAGATCGTCAGCGGCCCGCTGGATATCTGCGCGTTTGTCTTCATCAAGCCTCTTTTTAAGCTTAACGGACTCAAGTCTCGACAACTCCTTTTTAAGCGCCTCAATCTGCTCTATCTCGCCGGAATAGTCTTCCAGCTTCTTTGCAATTTTTGTTGCTGGCTGCTGGCCAGCGCTTGCCATTGTATTGGCAATGCTTTTTACTGAAACCTCTTTGAGGCTTTGTTCCAGTATTTCGCGTTCTCTTGCCCATCCTCTCTTGGCAGATAGACCGCCGCCGCCAATCGCTGCGGGCTCTCCAGAAAACATCAGACTTGCATTGTTGCCTATGTACGAGAAAACCCCTCCATCGGCCAACAAGACAAACGCATTCAGAGGCGTGTAGACTAGTTCTGCATTGTTTCCGCTGTAGGAATACGCCCCGCCATCTGCTTGCAGGGTGAATGCGCCAGACGGCGTGTATGTTAATGCGGCATTGTTGCCGACATATGTGAATGTCCCTCCATCCGCGCCGACTAGGCGGCTGAACAGCACATTTGCTTCGTTGCCGCTGTAGGAGTATGTCGCTCCTTCGGCTACAAGCGTATATGCGCCAGCGGGCGTATAGACCAGAGCTGCATCGTTGCCAGAATAGGCAAATGCCCCTCCGTCAGCGCCCAGAATTCGCGCATACAACAGGTTGGCGTCGTTTCCGCTGTAGGAATACGAACCGCCGTCAGCAAGCAAAACATAACTGCCGCTGCTGTTATTTTGAAGCAGCGTAAGAAACATGGTTTAGCTCGGCTGGATGTTGCGGAGCTTATCCAAAGTGGTTTGAACTTCGGTAATTTCTGTGTCGGCTCGCGTCACTGAATCTACATCTCCAGCCAATTCAGCCGCGCTTCTTGCAGCATAAAGCGCCGCCAGCCTGCGTTCTGCCATGATAATGAGTTTTTCTACTTTCATTGATAACTCCTTATGCAAAGAAGGCCATGCCAGTTACGTCGCCCGCCGTGACCGCAGTGTTATTGGTCAGGCCCTGACCACCTGTCACCATGATGGTGATGCCCGTTGAAAAAGCCGCGCCGCCCTCAAGCGACCACTCCAGCGTCTGTCCAGCGCCCAATCCAATCTCTGCTGTTGCGGAGGTGGTCCCAGGAGTCACCGACGCGCCCGCTAGGTTGAAAATCTTAATCCAGCGCGCGGACGTAGCCGTGTTCGTCACCGCTAGGCTTAGAAGCCTTCCGGCGCCGGTCTTTAGCTGCTGCGCGGCTGGCGTGGCGGGACAGTTGACGTTTGCCAGTGTCGATGCGCCTGTAGCATTGGCGCGGTACTGAACGCCGAAATCGCCGGCGAGGTTTGTACCTGCCGCAAGGGTCGGCGTATTGGTTGCCAGCGAGACAGGCTGTGTTGCTTGGAAGAACGTCCCGCTCACCGGCAAAGGCGCCGCGGAACCAATCGGGCGAATCCCGGCAATGTAGGTCGGCACGTTCGCACAGTCTTCAACCGCGAGAAATCCAATCGTCCATGTGGTCGTGCTCGCCGGAGCGGTCGTGCCGTTCCACGCCCACAAGTAGACGTAAAGCTCAACGTCATCGTCGGGCAGGTTCTCGATCCGGCTGGCGCGGGTCGTGACGGTCGGAGTTGTGCCGGACGCAACAAGCGTGTCTGACCAGTTGATATTGCGACCGTCGGCATAGGTGTTCATCACATGACCGGGGGAGGCCGTCGTGTTGATGGTCGCCGACGTCACGCCGCTGTTCCAGCCACGACGCTGCGCGTCAATGTTGGTTGCCGTCGCCGTGGTGCCGGTGTACTGCGTCCAAACGTAGTTCAATCCGAACAGGTCGACTGTGCAAGAACCAGAAGCAGGCCAGCTTGCTACGGTAAAGTTGATCGTGTTGGCGTCAGGAATTGAAGCGATAGCATAGCGGCCAGGAACGCCGTTAGCGCCGTTAATGGCGCCAACCATCATGAACTGGCCGACATTGGCGCCAGTGAAACCGTGGGCAGTCTTAGTGACGCTAATTGAAGTAGCGCTGTTGATGGTGCAGGACAGGCCCTCGCCGACCATATCCGCCATCATCACGGCGAAGTTGTTGTTGGCGATCCGCTGAGAGAGGATGGTCTTGTGACGTGCGGTGAAGGCCCCTCGGAAAGAGGTCAGGCTGCGCGCAAGAAACTCGCTGTTCGTTGTGGTGCCGGTCGTGACAAGCAGGTTGCTTGAGCCCTGCGTAACACCCATGCCGGTTCCAAGTCGGCGCTGGGTAAGCTCGGGAGCCAGCAAGCTCGATCCGACATCCGAAAAGCCTGCCGACCAGATGTTTGCCGGTGCCTGACGGACAACCGCGCCCCGATCCTCAAACATCGGGTTTTTCGTGATCACGTCCGGCTGAAGCGCCGCCGTCGCCGCGCCCGTCGGCAGGGGAAGTGTCGCTGCACTGACGGGCATGGGATTAGACGACGAAACGTCCGTCGCCGACCCGTCCGCGCCGACGCCGATTTTGACGCGTTGGTGCAGGACGCCGCCGATGTCGTCAGCGGCGACCGTTGCGCCCGACCCTGGTGTATAACCTACGTTGTCAGCCACAAGTTTCTCCTTACGACAGCGTTATTGCAGCGCCAGTGAAGTCCACGGTGAAAGTTTCAGTGTTCGCCATCGTGATAGACGAACCGTAATCCCACCAGCCCACCAGCGGGTCGCCCGCAAGCGTGTCGTCATACAGCACGACGTAACGGAACGGCCCGACGCTACCTGAAGCCGTCATCACGAGGTCTTGCAGAACCAGCGTTTCGGTGCCGCCTGTCTGCGATGAACTTGTGGTGGTTACGTTCCGGGACGACAGATTTGTGTAAGAAATCTGCGTGATGTCAGCCAGTACACTGTTGGTTGCCACCGGAGCGGAAT